CTGTAATAAGAGTAGACTTACCTTCAGGATGCTCAGTTGCATTATTGTGTCTAGACCCAAATTGAGTAGGATCATCTGAAGTTCTTTGGAATGTTTCTTCTCTTACCCATTGAGAAATATCTTTTTCATCAAAGTAAGGGAATAGTCTTGTTTCCGGTTTTAAGCCTTCAGCCTTAAAATAAATTTTCCTAGATCTCATAAACGGAATAACTGCAACATCCAAAACTCTATCGCCAATAACTTCACGAATAGTTTCACCTTGAACAATTCTAGTAACTGAAGTCGTAGTTGTAGTGGTTATAGTACGACCGCTTTGACTAGATCCTGACGAAACTGAACGACCTAGTTGTCTACCAGCAAGATTAGAAAGATCTGTTCCACCCCACTGCCATTCCCAGTTATTCCAAAGATTTTGCTGTGCAGGATTAAGTCTGAATCCTCCATCTACAATTCTTGGTGGTACTCTTTTTACTTCACGCCAATCGTCTGATTGTGGTGAAAGAAGAACTCGACCTGTATGAGTAATAACTGCAAACGGGTTAACGTTAATTGTACCAGAATATAAAGGCTGATCAATAAACTTTAGATCATCATATTTAATATAAACGTTATCGCCCTTTTTAATTGTATTGGTTGACTTATCTGAGTCATAAACAAAACCGATTTGATCTTCATTAAACGAAGGTCTAACTATTCCTTCTCTTGGATCAATCGCTGCAGCGTATTCTGGACTATTAACTGCTGATGCTAGTTGATCAGAAAAGTTATCAACTAAAAATCCAGCTTTAGTTCTATCAGCACCTGTTGAATCAAAAACACTAAATGTTCTTAGATTTGTTTCTAAAGCATTAAGCGTAGCTATTTCTTCTAATTGATCGATACGAGTTTCAAGTTTACCAATGTCTGCCATTGTAAATACTTTTGTCTCAATAAGATCAGTGTCAGTGTCTGAATCATTTAGAGTAAAAGGATTTAGCTTAAGCTTATAAAGCTCTAATGAATTTTCTGGTGTTTCTGGAAATCTTGGTGAAAGATCTGATTGACCAGGAATGATTTCAATTAATCCAGTTTCTTTGATAATGAGTTTATCATATCTTGGCATATAAGTTTCTTGATCAAATCTAATCAAAGAGTTAGGCTTTGGTAGCTCGTTAATACGAGCAGTACCACCAGCAAAGTCAAGCGCATCGTCTTTCAATCGAGGACGGAAGTCTAATACATCTCTTAAATTAACTACAGTTCCATTTGACAATTCGTGGTTTGGAATGTCAGCATAATCTACTTGTCCAGTATATGAGTTAACTGCAAAGAAATCGCCAGATGCACCATGTGTAAAATATGAAAATGAGCAGAAAACGTTACCAGCAGGTTCCGCCGCACCTTGCTTAAGAATTAGTCTAGCTGGCGCATAAAAATTGTCTCTTTGTCCATTGTCAACAATAAATCTACTTGAAATATCTGTGCCATCAGATTCACCATCAGCAATAAGCACTACCTTAAACAAATCTGGTTTAGCAAGATCTAGTACGTTATTTGAATCCAATGTAGTTTTAATAAAGGTTCCATTGGTTGCTAAACCCTTTGGTCCAGTTGTAGGAGGAGAATTTAGAGTTTTAGATCTAACAGTACCTTGAGATTTATCAACTTTAGTTAATAACTCAAAGTTTGTTGTTGTTGGTCCGCCTGAAATATTAATAGTTGCTGTGCCAGTACCAGTGATAGTCACATCATTATTAGTAAGCATTTTACCACTTGAATCAATAGTAAAAATCCACTCAGATGGAGAAGCGAAAGTTTCACCGTTTGCTGTTAACGTAAGTGTTTCTGATCCAGAAAAGTCAAACTGTCCAGTAAAGTATCTTTGTACTTCAAGACTAATATCTGTAATTTGCTTAGGTCGACTATTTGGAAGAGGGAATAGAAGATTATTATTAATAGCTCCTTTAAGTTCAGTTTCACCTCGTGTTTGCCTAACGTTAACATAGTCTGAAGTTGAGCCACCAATTGATTTGACATCACGAAATGATTTACCGCTATTCATTGAAATATCAAAAAGATAGTACTTATAATCTGCACCATCTTCTTCAATATATCTTGCTCTTGCAGTACCAATTGTTGCGCCTAAGTGATTAGCAGAATCTCTTAAATTTCTAACTTGATAGGCGTTTAGATTAGGAAGCCTCTTAAACATCACCTCTAGTCTTGGATCGTTTGTTGAGTCAAGTTCAACAAAGTTACCAAAGTTTGCAGCAACAACCTGGTTATTAAGATCAGTAGTTTCTTGTGCTTTATTAATAGTAATTGTTTTAGGAATCATGCTTTCAGCGCGATAGCCATTAACATAAGCCACACCAGCAGAAACATCTACATCAAGTTTAGTGTTATCAGAATCATTCTCGTCAAATTTAACTCTAAACTGCTTAGCACTAAAGTTACCATTTGTTTCATATGCTCTTTGTGAAACATAGTCTGCAATTTTTGCATATTGATTTGTTCCATTTGCAAATTCAGAAACGGAACCATTAATTACATTAGCATAAAAAACAAAATTTTCATCAGAATCAACATTGGCTTTGTCAATTAACTCTAGTCTAATTCTATATCGATCAGCACCTGCTGCTGCCTTATTAGGAATTGCTCCTTGATTATCATATAAAGCTTCATTGTCTGATGCTTTTACAATATCTTGAATTACCTTGAATCCAACAGTCGCTGTTACAGTATTGCTATATTTTGAAAGAATGATTGATTGGTCTTCGAAGAAAACGAAGTGGCCTTGTACAAAGAATGATCCGGTATTAACAGAAGCTCGGGTACCCATACCTGATGACGGATTAGCAACAGTGTTTGTTGTTTGAACTGTAAGAGTAAATCCTCCTCCAGAAATTTCCTCACCAGGAGTAAATCTAATAGGACTAGTAGATGAAGTTCCTGTTGAAGTTTTAGTGTATCTAAGATATAGTGTTGCAGGATCGACTGAACCCGCGGCAACAGCTTCAATGACTACAGCTTTAACTCCTGAAGTTGCTCCTGTAAATTCTATGTTATTATAATCGTTAGGGTCTGTTCTAAAAATATTTACAGAAGTATCTAGCTTAATAAACTCGTATTCTTTGTTAATAGTAATTCCACCTGGATTTACTGCAGCACCTTCTTTGAAAATGTTTTGAGCAAACGTTTCAATTTCTCTTTGTATAATAGTCTGCATTTGCGTAAGCTCTCTAGCTTGCAATGCTCGACCCGAGTTAAAGAGAATACGATGATAGTTATCGCTATCTCTGAAATCGTCTCTATATGTATCCGAAAATATTTTTTTCGTAAAATCAACAGCCATCTTATTTTTTACCTATTAGAGTTGAATCACAACTTTAATGTCCTCTGTTTGGTCATTAGACCTTTCAATTGGTGATCTATTATCAATATATAGTAACTCCCCTGAAAAGGGATTTACGTCTGGGAATCTATATGCAAATGTATCAGAATCAGTGGCAGCGTTTTCAACAATGCCATCTCCATTACCATTTTGTTCAGTGAGGACTTCTCCTTCTTGGAAAATACCAAAGCCGGTTACTTCTGATTGATGGTAATAAATTCTACTTGAATCTACAAAATCAACTAAACCTTTAGCTGAGGATGAGGCTCCAAGGATTGTTCTATCAACAGTAAATGGTGTTGATACAGTTGAAAGTTTTAGATAATTCAACGTGTTTCCAACATCTGCAACGTATAGTGGTCCATCTCCACCAGCACTATCTGCTTCGACATTTTTAAGCAATAGTGTTTGTCTAAAGTCGTTACCAACTTTTAGAATATCATTTTCATCACCAGCAATTCTTGAGTTAAACATTAATGAAAATGATCTTAAGTCTTCTCTTGGATCTGCACCAACGCCAGAGTCTGGTCCAAAGACTGCTCTAGCAGTAGCACCTGTACCACCGCCACCATTAATTGAAATATCAGCTCTAGTGTATCCGGATCCAAATGCATGTCCTGTTTTAGAACCTGCTCCGGAATCATTCATTTCAATTTTAGTTACTATTCCATTTGAAACTGTAGCCGTCGCAGCAGCCTGCTTGCCAGAGTTATCTCCTGTAATTTGTATTGTAGGAGTTCCTGTGTATCCACTGCCAGCATTTATTAACTGTATAGAAATAATTTCTCCTTGAGTTGCTGCTTCTTGCACAAGCCTTTGGTTAACCTGCAAAGCAGATAATCCTGGAGTTCCTGCTGAATCATTAACTTTAGTTACAGGAATGAAATTTGCTGAAGTAAATTTAGTACCATCAAGCGCACCGATAGTGTATAAGTATTTCCAAATGTAACCATCTGCAGTCGAAATTGGTCTAGAATTTGTACCGGTTGGTTTAACCGTTGATGTCACTGATGATCCAGCCGCGTTTAGACCTGGTTGAATACACATATACACAGAGTTTTCATCTGTAAGAACATAATATGGATTGGTTGGATATGCAGCATACGCATCATCAAATGCGCTGTAAATAGTACCAGACGACCAGTTATGTCGAGGAACAACAAAGGAAACTGTTTCAGCAGTCTTTACTGCTTGCATTCCTAAGCGTGCATTTCTTTCATCTCTTTGAGACTTAATTGGTGTAGGTGCAGCATCGTTGGAATCCCAAGGTTCAGATCTTCCAATCCCAACATAGTAGTTGTTACTAGAGTCTAACACATCATCAAATAAATGATTAATGAATTGTCTTTTAAGTCTATCTGTAATAATCGCAGCCATGTTTTATCCTATACTACCGTAGCACCGTATTGGCCAATAATCTGCCAATTGGTATTATCCCAAATTAAAATGCAACCATCGGTTTGGTCCAATACAATATCAGCGCCTGGACCGAATGAGGTAGGTGTGATAGTTGCTATACCAGCACCTTTGTTTGTAAAAATCTTTTGTTCTCCAATAGTGGTTCCATCTGCTAGACCAATTGCTGAAGCAGTTCCTATATTAATAATTACATAAGAAGTTGCACTTGGTGCAGTACCAGCAGAAGTCATTTCAGTAACAGTTGTAGCAATCTTTTGTACTTCAACTGATCCTAAGCCTTTAGGTGAAAGCTTTAAGTTAATATCTGTATCGCTTCCTGACGCCGCTAGTTCAGGTTTTCCTGCAGTTGCAGCATTAGTTAGTGTGACTTCATTTACTGCTGATGCTGTAGCCGTTATCTTTAATAGCTCAGCACCGTTAACATCATTTATTTTTCCAGTAATAGCTGGGTTGTTAATTGTTGCAGAATCTAAAGTTTTATTTTCTAAAGTTTGTGTAGACTTCAAAAATGTAAATGTATCACTATCAGTAAGTGAAGGGATGTTAACATTATGATCTGATGTTAGTGAACCTGCTTTAAGAATATATTGATGAGAGGAATCTAAATCATGAATTTGAGGTGCACCAAGAACTGGAGAAATAAGAGTTTTATTAATTATTGTTTGAGTTGCAGAATCAGTAATAATTTCACCATCTGCATTAGGTAACCTAATTGTTCTATCAGAATCCGGATCAACTGCTTTTAGTGTAGTTTCAAAGTTATCATCAGTAGTGCCTTCAAACTGAATACCGTTTGCTGTAACAGATAACTCACCTGACAATAAATCAGAATCTCCACCAAGCTTTTGGTAAAGTTCTACAAAGTTTGAGTTAATTTTAGTGGCAGCTGCTCGGAGTGTATCTCCTGTACCGTCATTTGCGGTACTGCCAGTGCCTAAGTTTTGCCGTGCCATTCAATCACCTATTGAAAATTCTTATTGTTATTTATATCAACTATCATACAGTTCGAAGCGATCTAGATCCATTGTTTCAATCGCATTGGATATTTTAAGTAATCCAGGAGTTCTTCCTGTATCTTCATCTAATGTTGGAGAGTTAACGTCCAAAATACCGTCAGTTCCAGGTGCAAAGTTTCCATAAGAATTTATAAGCTCTTGAATAGACATATTTGAATATCTATTAATCTGTACAAACCTTGCTCTAGTCACATCGCTATCTCCGTCAATACCATCTTCAAATTCACCGACTACTTCATGGAATGCTTGTGGAGCATCCAATGTTGCAAACGCTTCGCTTGTTCTTGCCAATGAGGCAGAATCAATAAGCACAACTGTTGGTTGTGTTCCATTAACATCAAATATGGATTGCGCCTGTATTTCAAGTGAAACTTCACCTCCAAGAAAAAATCCTGCAGGGTGTACAAACCTTCTATATAATTCTTTCCATCTAATAATTGGAACAGAAGATTTAATTAACACAGAAAAAATTTGATATAATCCTGCGTTTTGTATATATTTAAGAGATTCAGCACCAATTAAAGAATCATCTATTCTAAACATTTGTTCTTTTGGAAATTGAATTTCTACTGTTTCATTAAAAAATGCTCTAAAAAAACCTTCAGCAGAATATAAGCTACCTTTAACTCTAAAAAAGTTAGCAAAGTTTCTTAATGCTTCTCGCGAATCTGCAAAGTATGAAGCTGATGCGCCTTGAGCAATTTCTGCAAATATTTGATCTAACTGTTTAGCAGAAGAAGATTCGATATCTCTAATCGCGTATAAGTCTTTAAGAGAATCTGTAAGCTCATCTGAATCCATAAATGAGTAATAAGCATTCATGAATTTTATAAGATTAGGATAATCTCTTTGAAAATATTCTGGCAATACTTGTTCAACCACGTCTGTATGGAAAACAAGATTACGTCTATTAAAAAATACTTCTTCTGTTTGTGTTGTCATTACAGTGTCACATCAACCGTTTGTCTATCAACTTTACCTGAAGCAAACGATGCATCAGTATCCAATAAAAGGATATAATTTCTTAAGGGTTTAATTACTGATTGATCTCTCGGAGTAACAGAAAGTTTTATGTAGGTTTGGCCAGAAGTAATACTTTCTGGAATAAACCCATTTAGTTCTACCTTACCTCTATCAGGATCGTATTGTCCAAGATTATCAACTTCAACGTTTCCAAGAGTATCTGTTATAACAAGCTTTTTTGAGTTAAGTTTATTTTTGATTAAACAAACTTTATTGTTAAATCTAAATGTAGATGAAGTTACAGTTTCAATTATATCGTCTGGTGCTTGAAGTGTAACTGGAAAATTAATTTCATATGAAAGAGATTGATTTAATATTGGCTCAAATCTCTGTTGAACTTTAATAGCAACTGATGAGTTAATAACAGACTCTTCTAATTGGTCTACTGTCGTTAACAAATTAGATCTTCTAAATATACTACCAAAAAGTCCTAAGTTACTTTCGAAAAATTGTCTGACCTTACTATAAACAACAGATTCCGTAGATTGTAATGTCACACTTGTTAAGTTTGGATCGAAGTTAAATTCAACAACTGCCTCAATAAATGTTTCAATTGGATCAACATATATCGTACCAATAGATAACACTGAAAGAAAATCTGTAATATTACTTGTAATAGAATCTTTTGTTGAAGTTTTTTCTGCTTCAGTAATACCATCTTGAAATTTTAATCCAACATAAACGTTTCCGTAATTTGCTGGAATGTTATCTTCACCTCCCCAAGCAATTGCATCAACGATGTTAGAATAGTTAGCAAGAATAATAGCTTTATAATCTTCTGCTGTAACAAGTCTTTGTTGTGCAGCAAATGCCAATGGAGCGTTTGATCTAATACTTTCAACTGTTTGTCTATCTGATCCAGATGTAGAATTAGAAACTGTAGTTACAGATAAGTCATAGCCTTGTCCGTTAACAGTATACTGTGAACTTGGAGAAAACACTTGTCCACCATTAGCATCTGCTCCTACAGTAGAAAGATATTCTACTTGAACTACAGTACCTGTTTCTGGTGCTTGACCAAATGATATACCATCACCAAAGTTTAATTCATAAAATCCATTAGGAGCTTCTGTGATTTGATAAAATTTAGAATTTTGATCTACTCTAATAGCTTTACTAATTGGTGTGTACGCTTCAAACTCTGTAGTTGAAGGATTAGCAAAAACCTTTACAATTGTGGTAGCAGTGTCCATTGTTGAATCTGGTATAACATAAATTTGTCTTTCACCAACTTTACCAACATAAAACTTTTTAGTTCTTTTAGTACCTTCAAATAGAATGACATTTTTATTTCCATTAACGTCAGAAAATTCATATAGACCTGAGCCATTATCTGTAGCAGTTAAAGATTCAGTTGTTTGAAACGTATAAGTTATGTCATTAATAGATGTGGTAAATAGCGTAAAGGCTGGAAGAATATATGTAGTGTTTCTATTAGAAACACCAGCAAGATTAAGAGTAAGATTTACATTTGTTTGAGAAGATGTTTTGGATCTAGGTGAGTAACCTAATCCTTGAGCATGAGAAACAATTGAAGATCTAAGTTGAGCAGTATTAAGGAATGCTTCATTCAAAGCAAAGTTTGCAATAAGACCATTAAAGTGTGTGTTGTATGCAAGAACATCAAGAATATTGCTTAGCCCTGAAGCTTCAAAATTATAATCTTGAAACTCGTTATCGGAAGCAAGATATGTTTTTAATCTTTGCTTAATTTGTTGAAAATCTAGCTGGGTAGATTCAATGTTAGTTACTGCCATTTATCTCAACCTCGACAATGCGGTTTCAAATTCTACGACCTCGTTGAGGTTTTTTACAAGAAAAGTAACCTTTACTTTTAATTCATTTCTATCAAGCTGTGTATTAGATTCTACCTTTAGAATTTTAGCACGTGGCTCAAAGTTTTCTACTGCTCTTATAATTTGTTCTTCAACATCGTAATCAATATCTTCATCAGCCAATTCAAATAAAAGATTATTTAGATCTCCACCAAAGTTAGGCCTAAAAGGTTTTTCATTAAAGTTTGTTAAAAGTAAATTTTTAACAGCTTGTTTAACTGCCCCGGCCGCAGACTTTTTGAAAATGTCACCGCTTGGCTTATTATTAAACGTTAAGTCAATGTCACCATATTCTTGAGATCTAGATCCTATCAGCGTACTACCTGATAAGTTTCCATCTTCTCTTGATAATATTTTAGTTGCCATATTGAACTCTCTGATTTTGTACTATTTATACTATAATTTCAATGAGTTCTTTGTTTGTTTGTACCTTATTATTAAACACTGTTTCTAAATTCATACCATATACACAGTCATAGTCTTCACCTACTTTAGGCATGTCAATAATAATTTGTGCATTAATTAATCCACTAGGATCAAAGGTGTCATAATCAAGGGTTAACTTATCGTAAAATAAAAAGTCTTTTAGGTACACTGCCAAATCAAAAGTTTTTTCGCTAGCCTGGCTTCCAGTTTCATCTATAAGTTCATATACTACACGTCTTCCTTTAGACGCAAGCCAATTAGGAGTATCAGTTTGCAAAGTTTCGCCAGGCCCTGCTCTATACACACCTTCAACTACCACTAATCTAAAATCTCTAAATCTTCCTTCGTCATTAGAAATCTTTTTAAGAACTTCTCCGTGCAAATATAATTGTCTTGCTAAATCAAGCTTATCACTTTCTTTCGAAATATGATCAAGGGTTACTTGGTCACCTCTACCTCCTAAGAATTTAGCAAGAGATATACCTCTATTTAGTTTTGTTTTAGAAGTAATTATTCCTGCGTTGTTTGGATTAAAAACTGGATCAGGAATAATAGCTATAGCTCTAGGTTTAGGTACAACTCTTTTAGAATTTTCTGAAGGATTCCTTTGACCAATCTTATCTATCCCTAAGATTTTCGTCGGTTTTTTACTTTCAATCCTACCAATTTTCGGAGGAGTGGTATTAGCGTATGTGCTAGAAAGAACCGAAGAACCAATCGCAGTGCCAATGAATTTCTCGTTGTTTTGGACATCTGGATCCCTCAATTTACTTCTTACTTCTCTTGTTGTTAAAGGTTTTTTTGAAACCCCACCTGTTTTTTCTTCGTAATTAATTGCATTGAAAAGATCTTTATTATTATCAATTTTTACTTTTGCTACTCCGTATGCAGATTTATTTAGATAATCTGTCAAAAGAGTTTCAGTTGGTAAAGCTGTGGCTTTAGGATCTACCGGTTCTGCAGTATGTGTAGTTTCAGTCAGGGTTCCACCACCTGAACCAGCACCTAACGGAGCTGACCCAGCCTCATCTGCCTGTGCCGCAAATGATGCTTTACCTACAAGAGAACCATGGAATGTTGTGGCATGCATAGATGTCGCATTCACTCGTTGAGTATATGCAGTGTTTGTTGTAATAGTATCTGTTGCTGTAATAGAATGTCCTGTGTACATGTTATAGTTGTACATCACGATGTTCTGTCCACCTATAGTTCCGGTATCACCAAACACTGACATTACTTGAGCTGCAATATTTATGTCAGGAGCTGATACAACAACCTGCTTTTCAGAAGTTGCTTTTATTTGGTCTGATGCAGAAATAGAAACCTTTCCTTCAACACTTGTTCTATAATTACCTTGGACTACGTTGTTATAACCTTTAAGTGATGTTTCGCTTGAAGTTCCTGTTGTAGTTGAGCCTTTATTGCCATCAATAATAGTATTATGATTTCCATGGACTCGCTCTCTATAATTTCCATCAATTTCTTTTACTTCATCGCCAGCAACATTAATATTATAGTTGCCTCCAATTTTTAAGTTATAATCTCCTGCAACATCTAAGTTTAAGTTGCCGTTGTATTGGAGATCAGCATCACCTTCAATAATCACTTTACTATCCCCTTGCACAACAGTGACGTGATTATTTTTAGTTGCAATAAGAATAGTTCCATCAGCACGCATTTCAACTCCAGCACCAGTTTTATGCCGGATAAGAATACGTTCTCCTGAAGGAGTGTCATCTATTTCAATTACATGCCCGCTTCTAGATTCATTAACCTGATTAAAAGGATATTGAGAAACTGGAGGCTTATCTAAATCTAAGCTTAAATCTAAATTACCGCCACCAACATATAAATCATTCCTAGTAATTCCTCTAGCAGCTGTGTTAATGCTTGGACCAAAAAAGTAATTGGCTCTTGGATATTTACCTGTGACATCATGGAATCCTGTTTTATAAACGCCTAACGAGTTTTCTCGGCCTTGGCCAAGAGTATTTTCGCGATCTTTTAGTTCATCGTTTTCTGTGCTCATTATGCAATTCCTGTATTAATTTCTATTGATGCTTTAGCTAATTGTCTAGGTGACAATGGCCGGGTTTTACCGGTAGCAGAAACATTCACTTTTCCAAATTTATTAAATACGTATTGTGGGACATCAAAACCTGGATCTTGTTTTCCTTTATTGTCTGTATCAACATGGCCCCAAGCTTGAGATCCTGGGAATACATCATAAAAAGATTTCATAAACTGATCAAAGGTTTTCATTTGTTCTTCATTTATAGATTCAGATCCTACGTACCTATCTCTGTTTGGAGTACCACTTAAACAATTATACCCACCTACAAAACAAATACCTACGCTAAATAGGTTGTGTCTATTATCTTTAGCGTGACTTCCTCGTTTACTAATAGGACGACCTCTTTGTATTCTTCCATCTTTACGAATAACGTAATGATATCCACATCCAGAAAATCCTCTTTGAGTATGCCATTCATGGATTTCTTCAGCACCAATATCTTGATCTAAAAATGTTGCTGACCAATGAACTACAACTTCAGTTATATCTCTAGTAACAGATCTTAGCTCTGCTTCAAGTTCTTCCATACTTGAAACATACGTAAAACCATATAAAGGTTTTTGTCTTCTATATGTTGTAGTGCCTCCGCCAGTGACAATGCTTGTTTCTACTGAGGTTTTTTCAGTTGTAATTTTTGTAGTAGATCCAGTCTTTTCATTTTTTATAACAATGTTTTCAGTATCAGTGTCAGTTACAGATAAAGTTTCTGAGCGTTGAGCTACAATTTCAGGACTAGCTCTTACAGTAGCAGCATTAGCGATAGGAGTATTTGCATCATCCCATGCAGCAGATCCTGCTCCAATAATTTCTGCTGGTACTGTTGAAGTTCCAAGATCTGCATCTAAAGGATCAAGGACAACCGCATTGCTTACAGACGTAGATAAACCTGAAAGTCCTTCTTCAAAATTATCTACAGGAATATCAGGAGCTATTTTCTTCAAAAGATTAACAGCCTTTTCAATTTCTGTAGGAAGTTCAAGAGAAATGTTTTTAGTGATACTATCTAAATTTACAGGACTAATTCCAGCGCCACCAACAAGTTGTTTTAATGTTGTGGTTATTGTTTTGTCTATTTCCAAAACGACTGCTTCTAAAATATTAGGTGCACCTGTACCTTGTGTAGCCGCTAGTCTTTGTTCTAATTTTACAACATCGCTTTTGAATTCAGATGCAATAGCAGCTGCAGTATCAAGACCCTTTTTAATAGTGTCAGTTAAAGTTGCTCTTAATTCAGGTGAAGTAAGATCGTCAATAGCGTCTGTAAGTTGATCTTCTGTTTTTCCTGTAGCTTCAACTAAGCTTTCTTTAATTGCTTTAGGATTACAGGCTTGAGCAAACTCCTTTAAGAATCCATCTCCAATTTCACCGTCAGATGGTCCTTCACTTGCACCAACAATTGCGTCCAAAGAAACTTTATTATCAACTGTTTCAACTAAATCAGCTGCTAATCCTGGAACATTTTCTGACATAAAACAAACGGCATCACCTGGAACTAAGTCATAGCTATGGTCAGCAGATTGTGTTATAGGAACAAATCCGTTAAGCTCATCTAAGTCTTGACCTAGTTTGGTTTGGTTCACTGCGTTAAATCTATTGATTGCAGCCTGAGCTGCAGCGTCCACTTCTGCAGACTGTGATCTAGCTCTGGTTCTTAAAGTTTCTATAGATGAATTTAATTTTTCTTTTGTAATACTCATCCAAATCTCTCCATAATACCTTCAGCAGTTTTAATTCTAAGATCATCTTGAACTCTATCTTCTTTCATATATTTTTCTCTAAAAATATTAACAGCGGAAACTACAGTATTCATTTTAAGTAATTGACCTAAGCCAAGGTTACTGTGAGATCTCAATTCATAGACAATGAATTGTAATTGTGTATCAAACAACTTAAAGTCTAACGCTCTTTGGCCAGCAAAAAACTTTAACCTTTCGTATCTACTACCAACAACCTCATCACTATTCCAACCAGCTAAACCAAATCTTAAATTTCTACTAGAGGCAGGATCTAGCTTTTTACTTGAAAACACAGAAAGACATCCTATTATTGCTGCTGCTTGCACTGCTGAAAAATTAAATGCTAAGAAAAAGTTGTATGCCTTTTCTCCAGGAGAGTTTCCTACAATATAAGATCCTTCGTCACTTGATTGAGTAAGAGCATTTTCATTTCCTGTTAAAGCAAGAAGTTGCTGCTTATTTGGATCTTCAGTGTTAGGAACGGTTCCCATAATAAAAGGAATTTGAGATGACTCACCATCAAGGAATATTCCAAAAACTTTTGCACCTTCAACTATTTGCGGCATCCTACCAATTCCTGAAATTCCTCCTTCTGTAGTGGGAAGAAGACATTGAGCCCAAGGCAAAGATTCAGAAGGAAGGTTTGTGATAGCGTCTGGATGGATTCCATAAATTCTAACTTGCACGCGACCAAGTTGCAAAGGGTCATTGGAATTAATTGCAATACCAAGAAACCATCTATTATTATCGCCATAATAGAAACTTTCAATATTTTTCATACTACAGTTGTTCCTTCATCATTAGCTATTTTGACAAGCTCTAATACACAGTCGTGTCTAAACTTACCTTTGTTTTGCCTAATCATATGACGACATGCTTGAATTAAATATGTGCCAGTTCTTTTAGCGTCTGGCATAACCTTAGCTGCATTAGTTCCTGCATCAAAAGCTTTTGATTCTTGAAATTCTACTTTAATGCTATTACCAATAGTAAAGTTAGGATACTTAGTAGAACCAGGTGATAAGAAATTTCTACCAGCAACTACTATATCTATTTTAGATTTAGACATAAATTCTTTTAGTGCTAAATGAGTAGCCTTTGTTGAATGCCCAGCTGGATTTAATGATTCATGATATCCACTAATATCATTATAAATTTTTGACGTAGATACATTTGTAATTCTAACACTAGAAAAGTCTTGTAAATTTTTATTATCTATTTCAAATGTTTTATCAAAGTTAGGAGTTTTCTTTCCTACATACAACCCAGAAGTTTTCTTTAGCTTTTCAAAGGTGTCAGTTACTTTATACTCAAATCTATTATTATAAAAGTTTTGAGTATCTAAAAAATCGAATCTTCCACTAATACCACCTCTATCAATAATATCATATATGTTTTCATTATCCTTTTGACTAAACCCTGAAATCATATAAGATTGATCATTGATTGTATAGTTACTTGCTTCTTGAGAATATGATGTTGAATACCTATATGGTTTTGTAGATATATTAAGAGGGCTATTTCCAATCATAGCTGCCATATCAAAAAATCTAACATTGGTATCTTTGAAGCAAGAAAACGCAAAGTATGGTGTGCCAAATCTACACGTTGATCTTGAAGCTAGCCAATGAATAGCTTTGTGAGGCCTCCAGTTTGGAATAATAACTCTCATGCTTCTTTGATAAGTTTCACCAGGTGCTATAAGATCTCTACCAGTAAAATTATCTTTTAATATTTTACTTATAATTTCTTTAGGAGTTCCATTATAAACTTTATTAACATTTTTAAGATTGTCTAAATAAGACATTTCATCTTCAATAGACATACTAAAAGTTTCTGATGCATCATTACCTTTAGCACTTTCTTGCAAAGACGTAACAACAAATCTTCTTTTTATAGGAGGAAGACCTGGATCTATAAATCCAATAGTAAGATCAAGATATTCTGAACCTTGCCAGTCAATAGCCTGAAATAATCCTGCATCATCAACGAGTATTAAATCTCCGCTAATGCCGAGGGTTTCAATATTTTCATAAATATTTAATTCGACTATTGATCTTCTTATTTCAAATGTCTGATCACCTAATCTATTAGTTGATATTAGTGCAGACCTAAGATCAATATCAAACGGAGTGTTTGATCTAAGTTCACTCATGATGCTAAGGCTTCTTGAAACGCTCTATAAACTGTTTGCATTGAATCTGGTTTAATAATTCTTATTTCTTTTAGCTCATTATTTTGGTCGCCATAATGATCCTCAACTGTAACAGGCGTATAAATTGCAGGAGGATCTTGAAAAGGATCAACATCTCTCCAACGCAAATCACCATCTACGTAATGATGTGTAGAAAGAAATTCTTTAGTTGCTGAAGATGTAGTAGCTGTTTCTAATCCGCTTCCTGTGTCATGAGTAATAACTTCGTCTTTAACAAAATTTACACTACCAGCGTTTAGCTTTATAATTAGTTGACCTAAGTCTAAATTACGTTTGATAATAGTACCAACCGCGCCTGAACTATTTCCAGCAATCTGTGTTCCTACTAAAAGTTTATCTGAAATATTATCTTTAGTCGTTACAACAAAATTAGGATGATTCAATAATATCCTATCTTCTAAATCTCTAGAACTAAGAGGCCAGCCTCTTTCTCTTATATTATCGTTCATCATATAAAAGGTAAAATAAAAGTCAGGAGATCCATATATTTTTTTAGATACGATGTCTGCTCTATCACCTTCTAAAATTGTGTACTTGATATAAAATGATATGTCATCTTTAATATTATCAATGATATCTACGTACGCAGAAATATCTTGAAACGTAACAGGATATGTCTCGCTTCCAAATTGATAATTTATGAGAGGATAGTTATAAAAGTAAGCCATTAGTATCCCTCTGCAATTTTTGCTTTATCAAGAGTTTCTGCTTCAGTAAACGACATTGTAATATCAATTTGGTTGAATCCACCATCTCTCATAAATGACATGTTTGAAGGATTGTATGTTGCAGCAAAGCTTGTTAAATAACACGGTAAAAATTTAGTAGCAATTGTTTTACTTCTATATCGAACTTGAATATCGAACTGATTAGGAAATTTGTATCCAATAGGAATTCCTTTTACAGAAATAGTTTCAGGATAAAGTTCATGTCTAAAAAATTTAATAATGTTTTTCATTGCGTCTTGTTCTTGCACTGAAGTTGGAATCATACTAAAAGTAAATGAAAAATTTCTAAGTTGAACAGACTTAAATAAAGATCGAGTATTTGGATTAGTTGTTACTTGAAATGCAGATCTTGCTGCACCACTAGCAGTATCGCTTCCCACACCAGCTGCGCCAATTGCGCCAAGTCGAGCAACATCAGAATTAAGAGAACCTGTAAATAAATCTTTGAATCCAGATAAACCTTCCATTGCCGCTTTACCTACAGCCTCAGTAACACCTGACCCGGCTTGAAGCGCTGCTACTCCAGCGGCGCCTGCTCTACCAAGATCTATATTTTCAAAATCAACACCGTCACTAATATTCAATGCAGCTGGAAGATAAAGTTCTGCTGTAGTGCCAACAGTTTTTTGTGTAATAGATTTATCTTCAGCTACACCTACGTCTGTAGCTCCACCCGGTCTATCATTGCCAACTGTTTGATCAAGAGCCTGAGTAGCCTTTTTGGTTGCATCTTCAATGTCAGCCTCAATCGCTGGTGGATCGACTCTAACAACAGTGAATCTAATTTTTGCTTTATAATCATCTTGGTTGTCAAGAGGAAATACTAATTTTTGTTTATTATCGAAATAAAGATTTGATTTGTTGGCTATGAGGCCAGTACCTAGAAACTGTTCAATACCAGCGGTTAATCCACCTGCTTTGTCATTAACAAAGTCTTGAACGTTTCCAGCAATTCTATCACCAATATTCGAAAGATTGAGATCTGCCATAAATTTTCCAATAAATAATAAGTCGAAACTATCTTTTGTTATTTATATGGCTTATACCGGAAAATACACTATCAAAAACAAATCCAAGTATAAAGGAGATCACAGCAATGTGGTATATAGATCGCTATGGGAGAAAGCAGTATTTAACTGGTGCGACCATAATCCCAGCATCTTATATTGGCAATCCGAAGAAACCGTTGTTCCTTACTATTATGACGTTGATAAAAAATATCACAGGTATTTTGTTGACCTCAAAATTAAGTATAAAGATGGCAAAATAATTCTGGTTGAAATAAAACCTAAGGGGCAAACCGAGCCTCCTAAGCAAGGATCGCGAAAAACTAAAAGGTTTATTAGCGAGGCAATGGCGTATGTAAAAAATATGAATAAGTGGGAAGCTGCAGATAATTATGCAAAAGATAGGAACTGGCAATTTCAAATATGGACTGAAGACACGTTGCATGAAATGGGTATTATGAGAAAAAAGACTCTTGGCAAGAAACGCATAAAGCCTCTTAAAAAGTTATAAATAGTGTTATGAGTAACTTATTTCAAACATTAGAGTTAGAAGCTTTTCGTAAAGGTATTACACCTCGTACACGAGAATCAATGACGTGGTTTCGTCAAAGAGCACATCGCATTAGAAGAGTTAATAGACGTGCTTTAATGAAGGAAGAACCTATTGATCTAAAAAGTACATATAGGCCTGGCCAAATGTTTATGTTTTTTTACGATGCAAAGTATAAAGCAACTCTTCCTTATTACGATAAGTTCCCTTTAGTGATTATGATTGATAAAGCAAAAGGAGGATTCCTAGGATTAAATTTGCATTATCTTTCTCCTATTCACCGTGCTAA